GTCTATAACGAGGACTATTTAAGAAAAGTATTACCGTTTATTAAGCCTGAGTATTTCTCAGACAGAACCGAGAGAACATTATTTAATGAAATTACATCATTCACGGAAACTTACAATTCTCCAGCAACGACTGAAGCGTTGTCAATTGCCGTCAAAGAAAAGAATAATCTCTCGGATGATGAAGTACAGAAGTGTGAAGATTATATCAAAGAAATTGAGATTAATCGCAAAACAGAAACCGAGGTACAATGGCTTATTGACAAAACCGAAAAGTTTTGCCAGGAAAAAGCAATTTACAATGCTGTATTGGGGAGTATTTCAATTCTCGATGGTAAGGACAAAAGCAATGATAAAGGTGCGATTCCCAAAATATTATCGGACGCTTTGGCCATCTCTTTCGATACAACCGTAGGTCATGATTATTTAGAGAACTCCGATGATCGATATGAATTCTATCATAGAAAAGAGGAACGAATTCCTTTTGACTTGGACTGCTTCAACAAGATTACAAAAGGTGGTCTACCCGCTAAAACTCTCAATATTGCTCTTGCTGGGACTGGTGTTGGTAAATCTTTGTTTATGTGTCATGTGGCAGCAGGAGCAATGGTACAAGGTAAAAACGTATTGTACATTACTCTTGAAATGGCTGAAGAAAAGATTGCTGAAAGAATAGATGCAAACTTGTTGAATGTTTCACTTGACGATTTGATGGATTTACCAAAAGATATGTATGATAAGAAGGTTGCTCGAGTTAAAGAGAAAACCACAGGTAAACTCATCATCAAAGAATATCCAACAGCATCAGCTTCGACCACTCACTTTAGGACTTTACTAAATGAACTTAATCTCAAAAGGTCGTTTGTACCTGATATTATCTTTATTGATTACCTTAATATCTGTTGCTCTTCTCGTATCAAGGCTGGTGCGAATATTAACTCTTACACTTACGTTAAATCAATCGCAGAAGAACTTAGGGGTCTTGCGGTTGAACATAATGTTCCTATTGTATCTGCTACACAAACTACCAGAAGCGGATTCACATCGAGTGATCCTGGATTGGAGGATACGAGTGAGTCGTTCGGGTTGCCTGCAACCGCTGATTTGATGTTTGCTTTGATTTCTTCTGAAGAATTGGAAGAAATGGGTCAGATGATGGTTAAACAATTGAAGAATCGATATAATGATCCGTCATATTACAAACGATTTACTATTGGTGTTGATAGAGCAAAGATGAAATTGTTTGATGTTGAGCAATCCGCACAACAAGGCATTACTGATGCTGGCCACCAAGGTGTCGGTTCTCATAATAAAATCCAACACGGTAAAAAGAACTTTGAAGGATTTAAGGTATGAAAAAAATACTAGTGACCGGTGGTGCTGGTTTTTTAGGCAGTCATCTATGTACAAAATTAGTATTGGAAGGACACCATGTTCTTTGTGTAGATAATTATTTTACTGGTAGTAAAAAGAATATAGAATATTTACTAGAGTATAAAAACTTTGAAGTGATTCGACAAGATATTTGTTTTCCACTTTATGTTGAAGTGGATGAAATTTATAATCTGGCTTGTCCAGCATCACCCGTTCATTATCAACACGACCCAATTCAAACGATGAAAACGAGTATCTTGGGTGCATATAATATGTTGGGTTTAGCTAAACGAACTGGTGCAAAGATTCTACAAGCATCAACATCAGAAGTTTATGGTGATCCGCTTGAACATCCACAAACCGAAGAATATTGGGGTAATGTAAATCCAATTGGTGTTCGATCTTGTTATGATGAAGGTAAACGTGCAGCAGAAACCTTGTTTGTAGACTATGCAAGAAAGCATAATGTTAATGCAAAGATTATTCGCATATTCAACACATATGGTCCTAAAATGGCATCGAATGATGGTCGAGTTGTTAGTAACTTTATTCTTCAAGCACTTAAAGGTGAGAATATTACAATTTATGGTGATGGTTCACAAACAAGAAGTTTCTGTTATGTTGATGACTTAATCAATGGTATTACAAAAATGATGAATTCAAATATTATGGGACCAATCAATCTCGGTAATCCAAATGAATTTACTGTGTTAGAATTAGCTGAATCAATTATTAAATTAACTGGTTCAAAAAGTAAAATTGGTCAATTTTGGGAATTACCTGAGGATGATCCAAAACAAAGACAACCTAATATTGCAAAAGCAAGAATGTTTTTAAATTGGGAACCCAAAGTACAGTTAAAAGATGGTTTAATTCAAACAATAGGTTATTTTAAAAGTACATTATGATATTAACTAGAGAACAAGCTCTACATTGTTCCAAAACCTTCCATGATTACTTTAGTAACATTGGAAGTACCGAAGAATACATGCGTGACGAGAAGTTGAAAAATCTTGATAATTTACCATCATCATTATTTCCACGGGAAGATGATTTATTTTCTGATTTTTCCATGCATCCAAAGGATATGGACATTGAGGTATTGGAGATTCCAGGTGAAACATGGGAAACATTACTTTCCATTACCTCTTCCCACATCAATAAAGCACCAGTTGGTAAGAATGTACAGTTGGCAGTTAGGGAAAAGAACTCAGGAAAGATTCTAGGATTCATTCGGTTAGGTTCACCAGTCATCTATATGAAACCCCGAAATGAACTCTTGGGACAAGTTTGGATTCAACAGGAAGATACAGCCAAACGATTTAATACTGCTACGATGATGGGATTCGTTATTGTACCAGCACAACCATTTGGATTCAATTACCTTGGCGGTAAACTTCTATCTGCCATTTGTACCAGTCATACCGTCAGAGAAATTTGCAATAAGAAATATGGTATGAATTTGTGTCTATTTGAAACTACCAGTTTATATGGTACTACCAAAACAGTATCACAATATGATGGCATGAAACCCTATATTCGTTTCCGTGGATTAACCGAATCTGATATGGTACCCATGATGCACGGACAAAGATACCATGACTTAAAAGATTATGTGGAGAATATTACTGGAGATTTATTAGCAGGTGATACATCAAGTACCAGTAGAAAACTAAGAACCTTTACCAAGATTATTGCTCTCACCAAAGCGGCCTTAAAAGGAACAACCGAAGGTGATGAGTTTAATGTAACGATTGAGAACGCTAAAAAGTTGACCGAGAAGAAAAGGTATTATACATCCGATTTTGGGTATAATAACACCGTGGATTATATGAACTGTAAAACGGACACATTGGTTCCTGGTCCCAATTACGAGAAACATGAATTGAGTAACATCATTGAGTGGTGGCGGAACAAAGCTATAAATAGATACGAAACTCTCAAGACTGAGGGTAGGTTGAGGACAGAATTAGAAATCTGGACTTCGGGTAAAGACATTCAAATTATTAGGTAAAAATTAATGGTTATTAATAATCCGGCTTGGGTTAAAAAAACTAGCCAATTTATATTCAGTAGATATGGCCGTAATATTCCATTTCATCCAAAAGAATTATTGGATATAACTGATAATATAGGAAAAGATAAAATATCATTTCATATACAAAGTGTGGATAAACTAGAAGAAACAATAAAAATTCAAAATTCTAGAAAAACCCTATCAACTTCTAGAAATAAAATGCTCTATACTTATAGATGGAAAGGTCCTAATGAACAAGATCCAAAAAAAAATATAGTTTTAAAATTAAAAGGATCTTTAATATTTGGCCAAGCATTTGATATGTGGTCGGCACCAGATGAAAAAGGATATCGTTGGGTAGAAATAACAAATTTAGATTGGCCGGTTAGAAATATATTTGAAAACGTATTAAATGATATCGACAACTGGAAAAATCAAAATGCAACTGAATTGGAACCTTTTTATTTGGAACAAGAATCAAAAATTAAATCAACAAATAAAGAATTTAATAAACAAAAACAAATAAAAATTAAAGATTATTTTGATGTAGTTTCAAAAAGTCTTATTAAAAATAAAAAAGAAATAAAAGAATTACTTTTAAAAGAATATTCCAATAAAACAGTTATCGTTTCTGGTAAAGGATATGATGAATTTTTAATTAGTAATTTTAAAATAGTTTCGGTTTTTATACCAAATAGTTCAAAATTGGTAACACCCGAACAAATAGAAGGTTTTGAACTTAAAGTCGATAACAATAAAAATTCATTTTATAAATTGGAAAATTAATTATGGCACTTGTTGATTTCGATAAACTCGCAAAGCAGTATGAAAATACCGATGATTTTGGATTCTCAGCCGTTTCTGAAGAAGAATATAATTCTGTAGTCAATAAAACTGTTGCAACGGCAGATGATTACAAAGCACGACTACAGGAATTGGAAAAGATGATTATTCCTTTTCTTACCAAGTTACATTCGACCGGAGATAAAGAATATATATATTGGCCTAATCGTAAACCGATAATTGAAGCACAAATAGAAAAGA